TGTTTATTAGTAAATTTGAGTTAACCGAACAAACATTTGTTAGATATTGGAAAACAGCCAATGAGAAGCATTTAGAGCAGCGTCAAGTCATTGAAACCGCAAAGATGGAGCAAACTATTAAGACAGAAAAAGAATCCGTCACTGCGTCTAATTTCAAGAAAGAAGAAGCGTTAAAAATGTTAAGCAATACGGCAAAGATATTTTACAGCAAGATACAGGGAAACAAAGAGAAAGCAGACCCAAAGGACGCAAATGTGTTATGTAATGTAATCGACAAGATAGACAGGATAGAAGGATGGTCAACAATCAAGGTAGAGCAAAATAACACATTCACGGAAAAGAATATCGAGAACTTCAAGACCTTTGTATTGAGTAAGGCGGAAGGATTTAAGGAAGTGGATATAAGAGATTTTGAATAATTGTACATTTACAAAATAAAAATGAACCTTTGGGCACAAAAAAGGGGTGTTTGTTAGAAAATTACATAGTGGTTGATCAAAATAAAATTTGTTTTCAAATTATGACATTAGAAGAATCATGTAATTATATTGAGCAAATCGCAAAAGACCCATTTGAAATAGTTTTTATGAATGACCAAGATTTTGAAAAGTTTCTTTTGATTGAGCCAGATACTCCAGGTTGTCATGAAAGGGCAATACTCAAGCTTTTAGATATGATATTTTCGAAAGGTGGAGATCATAAAAGAGAGATGATTATTTACAAGGTATTGGCGAAATTGCAAAGCGATAAAAATAATAAAAGTTTGCACATATCAAAATAAGGTTGTATCTTTGCGTCATATTAAAACTTGAAAACAAAACATTTTTATATGCTTAATATAGTTGCTTTAGAATCGCAGTTGAAGGATCTTCAACAATTTAATGAAGATCTTATTATTCAGTTAGAATTATCAAAGAGCGAATGTTACCTACTTGCCGAGCAAGTAAAGTATTTGAAGGAATATATACACCAACAAAACAATCAAATATTGAATATAACTTTAAAACTTGAAACACTTTTAAATAAATAGAAATGATAGAAAAAAAACACGGGCGTAAAAATAATGGTGGCAGGCGTGATAATTCAGGAAGACCAAAAGGGCCAGAAACGGAAACAATCTCTTTTAGGGTGAGATCAGATTTTAAAGACCGGATAAAGAAGGCATGTGAACAATTAATTAAGAATTACTACGAATCTATATTAGGTCATGGACATTAAAGTGTGTGCGTGTAAGCAATGCAAGGCAAGAAAAAAAAGAATGAGTACATCGTATAAGAAAATTATCAAACGATTGATAAATAAGAAAAGGCGGAGAGATAGCCATAAAGTTTTTAACTTTTATTACGCATAATAATGGATGAGGATAAAATAGACAAGATACTAGCAATCATAGAAGGCAGCCAAGATAAGTTGACACTCAGTACGAAAGATATTGAAAAAGAAATATTATCAAGCGTCCTAAAGTACTTCAAAGATGAATTTGATATCGTAGGCGGTAAGATTATAAACAATCTAAAAAATAAAAGACTACTTCTAAGCATAAAGGAACGGATATTAAAGATCTTCGATAATAAGTCAGGAGCTACAACTGTTAAGGATTACTTAAATGATTTTGATGAGATCGAAAAATTAAATATCAGTTTGTTGAAAAACGAAATTAGCGTTTCTGAATATGAATCTTTAAAATCTGAAAACTTCAATGTTACTAAACAGATATTGACACAAAACATAGTTGATACGTTATCCAATAAGCCAACTATAATAGATCAATTTACGCCAAATGTAAGGCGTACATTATTTGAATCAATAGTATTTCAAAGGACATTCAAAGAAGCTGAAAAGGCACTAAATGAAAGTATCTTGAGCGAAGGCAAAAAGGATTCTACATTGCTAAGATATGTTAAACAAGTATCTAAAGATAACATAAATCAATACGACGGTTATATACAAGATTATGCCAGAGAGCAGTTTGGTATGGATGGGTTTATGTATCTTGGCCGTATTCAGGATAATAGCAGATACACTTGTATTCATTTAAAAGCTGGGAGCGGTGAGTATAAGTCACTAAGTTTAGGAGGCAACAAATACAAAGTATCCGACATTCCAAAAATAATTGAATTGAGTAAAAACAATCCAGGTTGGAACCCAGATACTACATTTGCTAATTTCGGAACTAATAGAGGTGGATTTAGTTGTAACCATGCCATTAAGTTTTTCAAGCTTTTACCGTCAGATTTAAAATAAAATATGGATCATTTAATTAAATAGGAAGCAACGACACTTAGAATTGGAAAATCTTATATAGCAGATAAACGTGTGGTGATGCCTCATGAGTATTTGGAAAAACTCTATGAAAAAAAATGTAAGGAAAAAAATGCACAAAATAGTTTAAAATGAATATAGGGTGGATAAATAATGATTACACACATCAAGAAGCAATTGAGCTGTCAGCTCAGGCTGCTAAAGATGGTATGATCCTTATTCCACATCATTATAAAAACGATTTTTACGACACTAAAAGCGAGTATAAAATAGATTACGGATCTAGGGTGTCGGCTAAATCTTGGGTTAAGTGTTTAGAGTTTTTGCATCGTTGTGACACACATAATTACTTTAGGGGCATATTTGCACGACAAACCCAAAAAGATGCAAAGGATAGTCAATTTCAGCTCTTTAAAGATCTTATCACTAACAAGTTTCCATTCCTACAGGATTACTTTGAAATAAGGCATACCATAATGGAAATTAAACACAAGAACGGAAATTTCGCTAAGGGTTTTAGTTTTGAAAAGCCTGCCAGGTCGATAGCAGAGTTTACCGATCTATGGATAGATGAACCAATAACACGAAATGGCAGTGTTGGAAGGTCTGATTTATTAGATTTGAAAGGAACGTTAAGGAACTCATATAACGTTCCGTCTCAAGTCCATCTTACCTTTAATCCGATATCAAAGCAAACGTGGATATATAAGGATTTCTTTGAAAAAAAGATATTTAAAAACACAAAAGTAAAACAATGTAATTTTGAACATAACGTATTTGCTCCTCCAGATAAAGTACAAGAGTTTTTGGATTATAAGGAAATAGATCCTGATCGATACCAATGTGACGCATTGGGAAACTGGGGAGACATTAAGTCAGATAATCCATTTTTCCTACACACAAATAGGATTATGTTTAAAGATCATAAGATAATTGACATGGAAGACTTATACGAGTCTTTCGATTTTAATTTTGATCCTACAACTGTTATTTATGCTCAATTAATATATGGCTATGGGTTGCTTATTCATGACTGCATACAAGCCAAAGGTACTGAAAATTTATGTCATGAGACAAAACATATTGTATTCGGTCATGCTGGTAGAGTTTTGGTTACTGGTGACTTTTCGGGAAATCAAAGGAGTGCTGTAGGCGGCATTCAGTCCGGTCAAGAGATAACAGATTTCTTGCATGTAGAAAAAACACATGAGATATTACCAAGTAACTTCATAGGAACAAGGCATGTAAACCCATTGATACATTTAAGTAGGGATTTGTGTAACAATGTAATGTACAAGATTCCAGTCTATTTTAATAATAATGAAGGCTGCAGGAATTTATTTGAAGATCTTAAAAAAGCAAATACAATAGTTGATAAGTCAGGGAAGGTCAGTTTATTCAAGAATAGAGAATTAGGTTTTGGCATGGACATGACAGACGCATTTAGGTACTTGTTGAATGCGATGTTTAAAAATATAAACAATGATGTGAATAAGTTTTTAGGAAGTATGTAAATTATTTTTAAAAAAGATTGATAAAAGTGTACAAGTATTAAATTAATGTTGTATCTTTGCTGTATAATTAATAACCCCTTAAAAAGGGTGCTATTTATACAGATTATTTAACAAAAATCTTTACCCTTGTATAGATCAAATGGTATTATGTTATGGGAACTTTAAATATTTTTAATGGCACACCACATGCCATAAACATAGTTAGTGGGAGTTCTTTTAACCCATCCATACGAAAGTGGACTGGTGGGGAAATACTTCTTTCTATTCCATCTAACGGAATGTTAAACGCTAAGATAGATGTGGAAGAATTAAGCCCATTAGGTGGGATTCCAGTCTTTGGTAAAAAAATTAATGGGTGCGACCCCCTACCACAAGGGTATGACTTATACATAGTCAGCGCACTCTACTCGTCTGCTTTCATTAAAACCGGCGAAAGTACACATGGGGTGTACACAGTCGCTGACCCTGTTATGTCAGAAGATGGGGCAACATTTATAGGTTGCCGGGGTTTAGCCCCATTGTTTTAAGTCTACATAAAAAACAAATAAAATGAGTTGGAAACAAAGATTAAAGGAAACAAAAGCCTTTAAAGATTTAGCTGATAGAGAATTATCAGAAATTGAAGCTTTTGAATTACTTGAAATGTGGATGGATGAAGTAGAATCAGGAGAAGATCCTGAGCAGTCGTTAATGGAAATTTGCGGATTAGAGCCGGATTATTTTGATGAACTTATAGATTTTGTATAATTTATTCAAACAAAGCTTTGCTATTATGCCAGATATTACAATGTGTACCAACGAGGATTGTCCGCTTTCATATAGATGCTGGAGGTTTAATTGCCCATCAAGCCAATACAGGCAAAGCTGTGCTAAGTTTGAGCCTGCAATTAATGAAGTATTGGAGATTGTAGAGTGTAAAATGTATTTAGAAACGCCAAATAATGAAAAGTCGGACGTTGTTAGGATGTGGGGTTAAATGCCGTATGTAATTTTGAAGAATAATTAAAATTAATATTGTACCTTTGCAAAAGATATTAAGGCGATTAATATATCTAATGCATGGCTGTAATTCAAGAGGACAATATAATCATAAGCTTCCAAACAAATGTTCAGGAGCTTAGAAGCAAAGTTGTTGAAGTAAATGACCGTATTGGTGACCTTAGCTCTACTTCAAAAACGGTATCTGCTGCTATAAATAACAACTTCAAAAATATATCACCTGGTACTATTGTAGAAAAGATAAAAGCTACAGAGGGCGCTGCAAAGGCTTTAGATTCGGCATTTAAGAAATTAGGCAATAATGATCTAGGTGGATTTGAAAGTGAGTTGACTGATTTAATAGCAAAAACGGAACTAACAGCTGATGAATTTCAGTTTTTGGAACAAAATATACAAGAAATAAGTAAGGCACTTGCAACAATGGAAGTTGATGAAATTAAAAATGTTGCTGATACTACAGGAGTGTTGACTAAAAAATTCACTACAGCAAAACAAGAACTAAGGGCGCTTACCAATGCAATTACTTCTGGAGATCTTGACGGAGAAGATTTAGATAAGGCAATAAAAAGAGCCGCTGCTTTAACTGATGAAATTGGAGACGTTCGGGAGCAAATCAAAAATCTTTCAAGTGACACCGTTGGCATTGATACATTAATTGAAGGTACTAGAGCCGTTGCAGCAGGATTTAGCATTGTAGAAGGTGCCGCAGCAGCTTTTGGTGAAGAAAATGAAGATGTACAAAAAGCATTGATAAAGTTAAACGGTATCATGGCAATATCAAATGGTTTACAAGAAGTGCATGCTTTGTTATTGCAAAACTCTAATCTAAGAATGCGAGCGGCTGCAATAAGTCAAGGAATTTATAATACAGTTGTTGGTACATCCACTGGAGCGTTGAAATTATTTAGAATAGCTTTAGCGGCAACTGGCGTAGGATTATTGGTTATAATTTTAGGTGCTTTAATCGCAAATTTTGATAGTGTTAAAAAATCAATAACTAGCAACGCTCAAGCTATATTTGACTTTGGTAAAAAAGTAACTACATTCTTACCTCCATTAAATGCTTTAGTAAAAGCTGGGGAATATGTTTATAAAAACTTTGATAAAATAAAAATATCTATATTTGCTTTAGATGATGCCATATCTGGATTCTTTGGTAGTCTTGGTGACGTATTAGGTAATTTATTTAGTGGTGATTTTGATGCTGCTTATGAAAGTTTTAATCAGATTGGTGCAAATACTGCAAAGGCGTTTCTAAAAGGTCAACAAGATGAACTAATTAAGCAAAGAGATAATAATTTAGCAAACACGTTGATCGAAAGAAATAAAACACTAGCTAGAAGTGTTAAATTACAGGAATCGTTGGGTAAAGATTCATTTGAGACACAAAAGCAAATCTTAGTAAACGAATTAAATACTTTACGGCTGCAAAATGCTGATAAAGAAAAGATATTAGATAAGGAAACAGAATATCAAGAATTAATTAATAAGAGAACAATAGATTTATCTGAAAAGGCAAAGGATAACGCAAAAAAGGCAGAAGAAAATAAAAAAAAGATAGATGAATACGCAAAGAAAGCACGTGAAAATGCATTGAAAGATGAACTTGATGCAAAGGAACTAGAATTTCAGATACAGGAAAACAATGCAAGGCGTGAGATAAAAGATGCCGAAGAGTTAGAACAAGCATTAAAGATAATCGAACTAAGAAAGGGTATTGCACTTGCAGAAATAAAACAAAAGTATGCAACGGTTGGAAGTTTAGATGCTGAAAAGGAGACAGGTGAGATTTTAAAACTTAATACAGAACTAAGTCAATTAACAGGCGTAAGGGTTCCGTTAAATATAGACCTATTGCCTACTATATCAGTTACGGCTGCTTCAAATACTGTAAAGGTAGGAATTGAAAGGATTAAGGAGTTAAGGCAACAAATATACGATGGTGTAATAACAGATGAAGAAGGTACTACTGCCATAGATGGTATAATAACAAGCCTTACAGATCAATTAACGGCAGGTCTTACAAGCGTAGACCTAGAAGGGAAAACAAACATCTTAAATACCTTATTGACAGGTGGTGACTTAAATGAAGCTGAGATTGAAGCTGACATTAAAAACAAGGTAGCCAAGATAAAAGAAATTGAAGGGCGTATAAATATTTCTTTGGCAAACAGTGAAGGTCAAGCCGCATTAGAATCGTTACAATTAGAAAAGGCAAACGCTGAAATAGATCTTGAAAAAACAAAAGCCGACGCAAAGCAAAAAATAAACGATGCCTATTATCAAAAAATAAAGGATCAGGAACTTGAAGTATTAAGTAAGTCAAAGGAATTAACAGATGTAATATTGGGTGAGTTAATCGCTAGAAAAGACAAAGAGATTGAAATAGCTCAAGAAAGGCTAAACGGATTGATCAGTACTATAGATCAAGGCAATACGGAGCAAGTACAACTTGAAGAAGAGCGTTTGGCGAAATTAACCGAAGAGCGTGAAAAGTTTGCAAACGCACAAAAGAGAATAGCAGCGATTGAGATAGCGGCAAATAATGCGGTTGCGATTAGTGCTGCAATAGCAGGATTGTCAAAAGCTTACGCCTTAAATATCTTTGCAGGAATCGCAGCCACGATTGGATTAGCCGCATCAATTGCATCCACATTAATTGTCCTAAACAATGCTTTTAGTCCATCTTTCAAAAGCGGTATTGAAGATACTGGAGTCAATGGCAGCGGCATAGATGGACAAGGTGGTTTCAGAGCTATATTGCATCCAAAAGAAAGAGTATTGACCAAAGAGCAAAACGCACCTTTATTGAAGGCTGGCATATCAAATCAAGATTTGCCGAAAATGGCATTAATGGGATTAGCTTACCGTAATGGGTCGATACAACAACCAAATAACAATTCCGATTTGCTAAAACAAATAAAGGTAACCAACAAAAAACTAGATGCACTTACAAATGCAATGCAAGGGGCAGGAATGACGGTAAATATAAGTGACGAAGGTATTTTGACAATGACCAATAGGGCAAGTAGTAGGATCGACAAATTAAAGAGCATAAGACAATGAAAATACTTATAAATGGTCAAGACTTCACCAAAGATGCAGACTTGTCAAATGTCGAAATATCTATAGGTCTTAATGAATCAGACCTTACCTACAATATTACGTCTTCAAATCAATTAAAATTTAACAATAATGCCGCTTCATGGCTATATGATTATTATTTTTCAGATCCGTATCAAGGATTACGTAAAAAAATAGAAGTAAGTATTTATGATGATTGCTGCAAGAAATGGTTTAAGTTCGAAAGTGATGCAAAAGGTATTGACTATTGTGATTGCGAAGCTACCATAGTTTTGAAAGAACCTTCAAAAGTAAATAAATGTTATGAATTTTTAAATACTAAGATATTTTGGAGACAAGGTTTTGCTGAGGCATTTAATCATCCACAGATTTGGAATATCAATAGGCCTGGACTTATGCAGCTGTTAGTGATCATAATTACAGATAGTATATTGATAATTGTAAGACGTTTGTTTGAAGCGTGCAAGATAATAGATAAAATAATTGAGGCATTACCTTTTGGTATTGGTGGCGGCGGATTAGACTGTACTCCATTGGAAAAAATTATATGCGATACAACTCAATACATAACTGGAACAAACTGGAAGGCTCCAGCTCCATACATTAAGGATGTCCTAGAATATAATGCAGCACAATGTGGATTAAAATTAAGGTCTAGTATATTCCAGGCTTCGATACACCGGAATGACGTATTATATTCAGTTCAACATGAACGTGGCTTAAAAAATGCAAGAAATTGGATTGAAGACAATGGCCCAAACTTGACTACTATTCAATTATTACAACAATATATAAAAGACACTTACAATGCTGAGTATCGTATTAAGAATGGATTCCTAATAGTAGAGCGAAAGGATTATTTTCAAAATGCCGAAAAAGGTATTTTGATTGATTTAAGCAAAGAAACGCAATGCTTAGAGTTTATAACTGATAAAACCTTTGCAAATGCAAATTACACCTATTCAGAAGATTCCTATGACAAGGAAGGCAACAGAATGAAAACAAGCTATGACGACAGGGTAGAATGGAATGCAGACTTGAGCGAATGGAAAAAAGGAACATTAAACGTAAATTCAAAATTAGGGAGATCACGATTCCAATTTGATTACAAGAGTTATGAGAAAAGTGGATTCTTTGACATGGATTTATTGTTTGATGTATTAGCTAAAAATGGAATATTGGCGTCGGCTGGTATTTGTAAGGATGGATCAACAAGGAGGAGTAGAGACTTAATACTTTCAGGAGATAAGGCATCTTTATTAAAAATACTAAACTTAGAACCTAACACGGATTTAGAAGATGCAAAAGTTATAAGGCGTGAGACTTTTAAGAGGCCGTTTAGTTTTCTAGGCATAAATGTAAGTAGCGTTCAGTTTTATGATTATAATTACCCCATGTGGTATAAGGAATCAGAGGTCGAAGGATTATATCAGATGTTCCATTATATAGATAATCCGAACTTAAATAATAACAATGTCGTTAAAATTAAAGACATTGAAGTAGAGTTAGAATGTGATTTGGTTGATAAAATATTAAACTTCCCAGATGATTACGCAATTTTAACAAAATATGGCCCTGCAAAGCCGAAAAGTTATAAGATAAACTTTACAAACAAATTGATCACCTTTGAAGGATTAGAAGTAAAATGCTAAATGTAATATCAAACCCACAAAATAAACAGTCCACGATAGGAAAATATGACGACGTAAAGGTCAGATTTCAAAGTGATGAAATGATAGTCGGAAAAGCTATCAAGGTTAATATTGCATTATGGTTAAATAGTCTTTTACAATATTCTATAAATTCAAATATACCTGCATGGTATGGAACGGTGCCTGCTAGTGGCATGACCTTATTATCATTCTCGAATACCGATATTTGGAAAAATTACAAAGTATATATAATTGGAGTTGATGCAAAGACATTTGATATTGAACTTAGATATTTTAATACGGCTGACTTAAATGGCTTTATAGGATTGGTAGGGGCTCCAGACTTGACAAATGTATGGGAAAGATCATACAACGGTGGCACGAGCGTATATGATCAAAGCAAAGATGTATTAATACATGCAGATGTCGAAGGGATGACTGCGACTGCCAATATAAACCAATCAAACAGTTTTTTTTGTGAGCGTAATTTTACATTTGAAAATACAAGATTTAAAGCTGGTGAAGACCTAGTAATTAAATTCAATTCTACAGATCCAATAAGTCAAAGTTATTTTGCAGGATTTTACCGTGAAGATACCATAAACAATAACGAAAACATAGTTGACAGTTTAGGTCTAAATTATGTAGAAGTAAACAACGGCTTGATAACTGTCGATTCTTTGCCAAATACTTGCATAATTTCTGGAATTAACACTATATATCAAATGGGTCTATCTCAAGGCTCATTTACGGTAGATAAGGCATGCTTAGCACCGAATGGAACATATAGGGCTTATGTAGTTTATAAGCACTTAGGCACGTGGCATAGTTGTTTGAGTGAGCCTTTAAAACTTGAAGGCGCAATGATTCCGATAATTGAACCAAGTATATCTTATTCCACTACTGATGCTTTTGGAAATGTTTATTTGGATGGGTGCGTTAAAAACTTACCTAAACAGGGTATTATCGAAATGTGTGTATTTTTGGATTTGCCTGCTTTTAATGCTGCGATAACGACAAACGGGTATACAGGCGATTTTGATGATTATTTTAATTCATTAGTTGCAACGGTTGGCGGTCAGACGGTGGTTAGTAGTGTTGACATGGGAATGTTTTGCGCCAATGTCAATACCGACAACCTAAATGGTGAGTACATTTTAAATTTTGCGTTGACAATGAATTATGGGGATCACATCGATGTCTATAATTTTGAAATGAAATTAGGCGTTGTCACTAATGAAGTAAACTTAAACGCAAGGGTGAGCCAAGTCGGTAATATAGTTGATGTTATTTGTGCTGAAGATGGTAATATAACAATTACGTATCCTTCATTAAGTGGCACGGTTGATGCTGTATTAGGTGAATCAGGCTTTTACTCTAATAATGGAATAATAAGCGAAACAAACGGAACTATCGTAATTAATAATTCATTTCTGGATTTAGATAGCGAATATTGTATTAGGGTGATTAAGACAGATCCTGAAACGGGTGGAGATTGTGATTGTCCAGCGTGTGAAGATGCGATTGTAGGATTTACAAATTACATTAGTGAATATGGCGATGAACAATTAACTCTAGGCATTCCAATTGGGGCCACAGATTATGTTTCGAACGCCATATTTTATCTATATAATGGTAGTACAAATACAGACTTAGGAAGTACAAGTACATACTGGAGTACAGACCCTATAACAAATAACCCACAACCGTTTTATGTTTACAGAGTTGAAATTGACATTAGTTTTAAAATTAATGGTTGTCTATATTTTTTTAGTGGAATAAGTATTCAATCTCAACAGTTTGAACCAGGTCAAAGTTCAACACTATACACAACACAAACAATACCATCGTCAACACTAACTCAAGACTGCGACTGCCCACCAGACCCTCCAATATTAGTATGCAACAATACCCCATCCATAACCTACTCATGTGATCCTGAGACAGGAACTGTAACGGCATCAAGTTCAGGAACACTGGGAAGTGCCGTGACTAGCGACGTATTAGAATATTCAACAAACGGAACTGCATATCAAGCATGGCCAGGCACGATAACAGGTCAAGCCGTTGTTTACCTAAGAAGGCAAATAGTATTCAGCGACGGCTGCCCACCAATCGAATTAAACGATACCGTATTTTGCAGTATTGTAGAAAATTGCGACAATACATTAGAGTTCACATACACATTAACACCTACTTTACTCACGATCACCGAAACTCCAACATTTACAAGCCCTATATTTTTAGATGAAGGATTGAATGTAAGTATTGACGGTGGCGTTACCTATCAGTTATATACCACTCCAATTGTTCTAGTAGGCGGTGAAGACATCGTAATGATACATAATATATCATTTGCTGACAGTTGCCCACCGATTAACATAATTAAAACCGATACGAATGATGTCGTAGGCAATTGCGATTATAACGACTTTGCCGTGACTTGTTTATATGATATGGGTTTATTTTCTGCTACATTTACAGGATCAGTAACAGGGCTCGAATTAAACAATAAAAAATATTCAATCGACGGGGGCAATACATATAGTCCTTATACAGGTTCGGTAGCTGGGGCAATGATGTTTTTGGTAGTTTGGGAAATAAAATATCCAAATTGCGAAAAGCAAACAATAATAAAAGCATGTTGCAAACCAAATGAATTAGCCGGTGAAGATGGATGCTTGAAAGTGTGCATTGAAGGGCCTATACAAGTTGAATTACCACAAATGCCAATTGAAGTTTGTATAGTAGAATGCTGCGAAGGTTTCACGCCTTTGTTCGAATGTGTCAATAAAGTTTTGACAATTACAAATGCACCACCAGGAGCGACATATTCATGGACGGGGCCAAATGGGTTTACGGCTACCACAAACCCAATAACAATGATCGATGAAGGTACCTATTATGTACAAGTTACTGATAATTCCACAACACCTCCATGCGTATCAACGGGTCAATATGTTTTTAACATGCCAAATGCAGGAACGCCAATTTCAAACCCAATAATTATTAATTCATGATAAATTATCTAACCATAACTCCGCAAACATGCACCAACGTAAAGGGCGTAATTTATAAATATTGCCTTCCTGAAAAAATCATATGTTACGAGCAAAATACGGATGGATTAATTGCAGAGTGCGACATGCTGCATAATTGTATTAAATGCCAGTCTGATTCTGAATATTACATTCCTTTTTACAGCGGTGACAAAATAATGTTACAATTACAACTAACCGACGTAACGAATTCAGATAAAAAGAATCCAACAAGCGGCTTTGGTACGGCATTTACAGTTAAATTAATAGGCTCAAATGGAACAATTACTGATATGGCTTTATTTCTTTCAAGGAAAACAGTATCATACGGATGTAAGAAGTCATTTCAGACTTTAGAAATAGATACATCTTTGTTTGATGACCAATGTTTTAAGCTCGAAATCAGCAACGGAGTTGACACATATTGTAGTCAGGAATTTAGTAGGATATTAAGTTGCATAAACACTTTGACATTAGAAAGCCTTATCGAGGGTAAAGATTGTTTAGGTAATTGCTATGAAAGACCGACGGCATGGGTAGGTGATCAATTTAATTACTCAAACAAGATACGTATTAAAGCAAGTCTAATAAACGCTGGAATAAGTATGAGTATTGAAGGAAAGAAAAAAGTAATCAGAACTAACAAGATTGTACGATTAGGAGAAAAGATACCTCAATTTATGCTGAATTACTTAGTTAAGTCAATCTTTAGCGGCCCAATGAATAAAGAATACAGTGAAATATGGATAAATGGAGAATTGTACTATTTTGAAAGCTTTAGCACATCAAATAAATTAGAAAACACTAATATGTTTTTGGGTGATTTCACGGTGTTTACCGAATGTGATGAAAATGGCGTAAAATGTAGGTAATTAAAA